TTCTGTACCGGGATGATAAGCACATCGCTTACACCGGGCAGCGCGGCGTGATGCTGTATTACCACCGTAGCGCTATCGAGAAGGTTGGCGGTTTCGATCGGGTATACGGTCGCGGCATGTACGAGCATCCCGATCTGGCGCTGCGCATTCACAACGCCGGGTTATCGACCTGGGCGTTCGCTGATGTGGTCGGCTCTGAAAAGCTGATTCACTCCATGGATGAGCATGAAGAGGGGACGCGCTCTATTCCCCGGCCTGACCGTGAAGCACTGGTGAAACGAAACGTCGGAATATTCAACGCCCGGCGGGATAGTGGTTATACCGGATTCGCTTCATATAGTACCAATCCGAATCTGGTGATTACGACGCTGCTTACGAGTCAGCCAGACCCACAGCGGGGCGGAAAAATGAAACCCGACCCGCGGGCTCTTCAGGTTTGGGCGGACTCAATATCCGGCGCGTTGCCGATTGTCCTGGCTGACGAATTAAAAGAGTCGCCAACTGGTGCTGATCTGGTTGAAGTCCCGCTGGTGGACATGAGCCCTTACTTTGCTCGCTGGCTTCACATCTATCAGTTTCTTCGTGCGCACCCTGAGTATCACCTTGTCTGGTGTACGGACGGTACTGACGTTGAAATGTTGCGAGAGCCCTGGGCAGAAATGGAGCCGGGTAAAATTTACGTTGGCTCAGAGCACAAGACGTATGCCGACGAATGGATGAAGGCAAATCACCACGGCAAAGCGTATAGCGATTTCATTCAGCAGTATCGTGATGAACCACTGCTGAATGCTGGGCTGCTTGGTGGCAGCCGTGAAGACGTAATGGAGTTTGCTCACCGGATCATCCGACAGCATTACCTGATTGAAAGCCACCGTTTCTGGAAGATGGAGACAGAACCCGCCACGCTGGTGGACATGGGCGCTTTCGGTATGGCAGCAAAATCTTTCGGAGATCGCATCGTTACCGGCCCGCGCATCCATACCGTTTTTAAAACTGATGGCTTCGGCAAGGAGTCTGCGTGGTGGAAACATAAATAATAGAGATATGTATTATGGGTAAATCTTACATGTGCCTGAGTGAAGACAAGAAAATGGTTGTATTTTTTGCTCCAAAATTTCGACTAAAGGCCAGTTGCCTGGCCCTTAAAATTACTTCGGCATAAATTGCTTCAATTCAGTAGATAGCTTTTGAAATGCTGGGTAGTCGTATTGAGTCAACTCAATCAAAAGATTATTTTTTTCTGCATCAGGCAGTCTCGCGAATAATAAACCAAGGGCCAATTTAAGTGCTGTTACCTCGGTTGCTACGTCTTCCAGAGTGTCACATGTTGTTGAAAGCTTTAGCCCTTCGATATATCTGATGTTAGACATATTGTTTTCCTTATCCAGAGGTAATCAGCCATCCCTCTGCGCTGAGTGCGCCAGTGTCCCACCACTGACGGGCTGAATGATTACCTTAACCAGGGTTAAAGCGAAGCAACACCCTGATATTCAAACAGTAGCCGCCATCGTGCGGCATTTTTATTGGAGATTCGCTGGTGGCTGAAGAGATTAAGTTTGTGGTGGTCGGCCATCACACCCGCTTAGGACATGCACAACGTCTTGCTGCGCTGCTGGATGCTCATCTGCTGATTGATGACGGTAACCACGGCGCGAACTGGAATCACCGACGCGCACTTGAATGGGCTGCTGAGCAACCTTGCCGGGTAGTTGTTGTTGAAGATGATGCGATGCCAGTGGACTTGTTCTTCACTTCAGTCACGAGCTGGCTTAACCGCTTCCCGGAATCGCTGGTGAGTTTTTACCTGGGCACTGGCCGACCACCTCAGTATCAGATGCAGGTAGCCGAACGTCTGATTGTTGCTGACAAGACACGGTCTGACTTCATCACGCTGCCGCGCCTTATACACGGCGTGTGCTACAGCGTACCGCCTCAGCATATTGAACGAGTCCTTTCTCGATGGGACAGCAGTAAGCCAGCCGACTATGCAGTCGGGGATGCCTATGGCGGCGCGGTGGTTTATCCGTGTTACTCGCTGGTGGACCATGCCGATGGTGAGCCGGTTGAGCGTCACCCGGACTCAGCACCACGTATAGAACGCCGCCGGGCGTGGAGGTTGCATGTCTAAGCTAACAACGTTAAAGCCACGCCTGAAAGCCATTGATACGCGACGCATAAAGCCGATCTACGGTGAGCAGCGCCGCATAAGTGGAAGTGCAAGGGTGAGTTTGAAGCGACGTATCTATGCGCGTGACAATGGTCGCTGCTGTATGTGTAATCGGGTTGTTGATTTGACTGACAGTGAACTCGACCACCGTATTGCGCTTCAGTTCGGAGGCGATAACTCGGAGCACAACCTGTGGACGCTCTGCACTGAATGTCACGCAGGTAAGTCTGCACGTGAAGTTGCCACCGGTCAGCCTGATGAGCAGGCCCTGAAGCATGAGGTGCCTGAAGGCGATCAGGCATCAGGATTTGTAGGGCTTTGAGTCCAGCCAACCCCGGGGGGGTATCATCCAGAGTAAACATCGATCGCCCTGGACACCTCGCCCCCTCTCATTCGCAGAAAAAATCCCCCTCTGGAGGGTGTAAACATGTTAACAGCGCAGAAGCGGAAATATGCTCTCGCGCTGATGTCCGGGATGTCTCAGAAGGATGCGGCAATAAAGGCGGGATATTCTGAAAAATCCGCGCGTTCCAAGGGGTCGCAGCTTGCTAAAGACCCGGAGGTCATCGCGTTTATTGAGCGGAAAAAACGAGAAAAAGTTGAGGTGGATGACGAACCTGCGTATCGCAGGAATGTTTATACCCCAGCAGTAAACACGCCTGAAGAAAAACGACCTCCTGCGGCATCGTCCGCCGGTGAGTATGAAGACCCTCTCGACTTCCTGAAATCGGTTATGAACAACGTTGGTTACGAAATCGAAACCAGGAAAGATGCTGCGAAGGCCATGCTGCCTTATATGCATCAGAAGAAAGGAGAGGGCGGTAAGAAGGATGCAAAAGCTGAGGCTGCCAAAAAAGCGGCCAATAAGTTTGCCATTCAGCAGCCGCCGAAACTGGTGGTTAACAATCGCGGGAATACATAATGCCGGAATGGACAACAGCCTGCCCTGACTGGGCGGAGCGCCTGAAGAAAGGCCAGTCTATTATTCCTGCACCGATTTACCCGGAGCAGGCTGAAATAGCCCTGAACGTTTTCAGGCAACTGAAAATCGTTGATGCTCCAGGATCGCCAACTTTCGGTGAGTCCTGCGCACAGTGGGTTTTCGATCTCGTTGCCGCGCTGTTCGGCTCCTATGATGCCGAAACCGGCCGCAGACACATTACAGAAGTGTTTGTACTGATCCCCAAAAAAAACTCCAAGTCTACGCTGGCCGCCGGGATAATGATGACGGCCTTGCTGCTCAACTGGCGTCAGGCTGCCGGGTACACCATCATCGCCCCGACTGTAGAGGTGGCGACAAACGCCTTTAACCCGGCGCGCGATATGGTAAAGCGGGATGATGATCTGGATGACCTCTGTCAGGTGCAGACACACATCAGGACCATCACCCACAGGGGAACGGACACGACGCTGAAAGTGGTGGCCGCCGACCCCAACACCGTTTCGGGGATTAAATCTGTCGGCACGCTCATTGACGAGTTGTGGCTTTTTGGTAAGCAACATAACTCCGAAGATATGCTGCGTGAGGCAGTCGGTGGCATGGCATCACGACCTGAAGGCTTTGTGATGTACACAACCACGCAGTCCAACGAACCGCCAGCTGGCGTGTTTAAGAAAAAGTTACAGTACGCCCGTGACGTTCGCGACGGAAAAATTCACGACCCGCATTTTCTTCCGGTGATATTTGAGCATCCACCGGAAATGGTTGCCAGCGGAGAGCATCTTCTTCTGGATAACCTCGCGATGGTTAACCCCAACCTGGGTTACTCCGTTGACGAGCAGTTTCTTTACCGCGAATACAACAAGGCGAAAGAGGCCGGGGAAGAAGACTTCCGTGGCTTTATGTCCAAGCACGCCAACGTTGAAATCGGTCTCGCCCTGCGCGCTGACAGATGGGCAGGGGCGGATTTCTGGGAGCAACAGGCAAGGCGCGTCACTTTTGACGATATTCTGCGCCGCTCTGAGGTGGTCACAGTTGGTATTGATGGCGGTGGTCTCGATGACCTTCTTGGCCTGGCCGTTATCGGGCGCGATCGCCAGACTCGCGAATGGTTATGCTGGTGCCATGCATGGGCGCATACCATCGCCCTGGAAAGACGAAAGAGCGAAATTTCAAAATTAAAGGATTTTGTGAGGGCCGGTGACCTGACGATCGTTAAGCGGGTGGGCGAAGATGTTGAGCAGGTTGCAGAGTATGTCAGCCGGATTTATGAAGCCGAACTGCTGGACAAAATCGGGATTGACCCTTCTGAGGTCGGGCAAATTCTTGATGCGCTCAGTGAGGCAGGCATTCCTGATGAGGCTGTAACCGGGGTCAGCCAGGGCTGGAAACTCGGCGGCGCCATTAAGACTACTGAGCGAAAGCTGGCTGAAGGTGTTCTGCTTCATGGTGGTCAGCTTCTGATGGCATGGTGCGTAGGCAACGCCCGTGCGGAGCCGAAAGGCAACGCCATACTCATCACCAAACAGGCCAGCGGGAAGGGGAAAATTGACCCTCTTATGGCCACATTCAACGCCGTTACGTTAATGGCTCTTAACCCCGAACCGGTCAAAAAAGACTACCAGGTATTTTTCGTTTAACACACACGTCAGTTAATGGCCCGCGCATGCGGGTTTTTTCATTTCTGGAGGCCAGCAAATGACGCTTAAACGCGCCTGCACCCTCATGACGGTGAAGTCGGTAAATGAGGATGAGCGGATTATTACCGGCATCGCCTCAACACCGTCTCCCGATCGTGACGGTGACATTATGGAGCCGGAGGGGGCGAAATTCCGCAGCGATACGCCGTTCCTCTGGCAGCACGACCGCTCTCAGCCTATTGGCACCTGCACGCCAAAAATGGTGAAAGAGGGGTTGCAGATCACAGCAAAGCTCGTGAAACCAACCCCTGACATGCCATCCCAGTTAATCGCACGTCTTGATGAGGCGTGGGCTTCGATTAAGGCGGGGCTGGTACGCGGCCTGTCGATTGGGTTCCGCCCAATTGAGTATTCCTTCCTGGATGAAGGCGGTATTCGCTTTTTGTCCTGGGACCTGCTTGAGGTCTCGGCGGTGACCATTCCGGCCAATGCCGAATGCTCCATCCAGACCGTTAAATCTTTCGATCGCCAGTTTCTCGCCGCGTCAGGCAATGAGAAACCGGTAGTGAAAACTTCTAAAACCGCTGGCGCTACAGCACCCAAAACCAAAAAAGGAAACATTTCGATGAATATCGCAGAACAAATCAAGAGCTTTGAAGCGAAGCGTGCAGCGCTGGCCGCATCACTTGATGAAGTGATGTCAAAGGCGGCTGAAGAGGGACGCACCCTGGACGCTGAAGAAGAAGAGAGCTACGACAACACATCCGCAGAAATTAAATCAGTTGATGCGCACCTCAAACGACTGCGCGACATGGAAAGCAATCTGGTATCGACTGCAAAACCGGTATCTAAAGCTGCTGGTGGCGAATTCACCACCGTGAAGACAAACGCGCCGGGGATCATTCGCGTTGAGCAAAATCTGGAGAAAGGTATCGCCTTTGCCCGTTTTGCCAAGGCACTGGCGGCGGCAAACGGCAGCCGTTCTGAAGCGCTGGAAATTGCACGTAAGCAGTACCCGGATGATGCGAAACTTCACCATGTGCTGAAAGCCGCTGTTGGTGCTGGCACAACGACCGATCCTCAGTGGGCTGGTGCGCTGGTGGAGTATCAGGAATACGCAAATGATTTTGTTGAATTCCTCCGCCCGCAGACCATTATCGGTCGTTTCGGTCAGGGTGGTATTCCTGCCCTGCGTCAGGTCCCGTTCAACATTCGCATTCCGGCACAAACTTCCGGCGGATCTGCAAGCTGGGTAGGTCAGGGTAAGGCCAAGCCGCTGACCAAATTCGACTTTGAGTCCATCACGTTCAGCTTCGCCAAAGTCGCAGCCATTGCGGTGCTGACCGATGAGCTGATCCGATTCTCCAATCCGGCAGCTGATGCACTGGTGCGTAATGCGCTGGCAGAAGCGGTCATTGCACGCCTGGATACGGACTTCATTAACCCGGCGAAAGCCGAAGTTGCTAACGTCTCTCCGGCCTCAATTACCAACGGTATTGTGGCTGTTCCATCAACCGGCGATCCGGATGCAGATGCTGAAGCGGCATTCGCTCAGTTTGTCTCCAATAACCTCCAGCCAACTGGCGGCGTGTGGATCATGTCCAGCACCAACGCGTTGGCGCTGTCCATGAAGAAAAATGCTCTGGGCCAGAAAATGTATCCGGAAATGACCCTGCTTGGCGGCACATTCCAGGGGCTTCCGGCTATCGTTTCGCAGTACGCCGGAAGCAATCTTACCCTGCTGAACGCGCCGGATATTTATCTGGCTGACGACGGTGGTGTGGCAGTGGATATGTCACGTGAAGCCTCTCTGGAAATGGAAAGCGATCCTACTGGCGACAGCGTCAGCCCAACCGGAACGGAGCTGGTTTCCATGTTCCAGACGAACAGCGTGGCTATCCGTGCCGAGCGCTGGATCAACTGGAAGCGTCGCCGCACGGCAGCGGTGGCGGTTATTTCTGGTGTGAACTACGGCTCTAACCAGGGAAGCTAACGCGAAAGGAGGGCGGGGGAAACCCCGCCATATTGCATGGCAAAAATCAGATATCTGCAACGCACACATGACTCTGTTACGGGAGACGTAAAGACCGTGGACGATCGGTGCGCAAGGGTGCTGGTGCTGCTTGGCAAGGCTGAATATTTCACCGAGGTAACTACCAGGGTGAGGAAGAATAAGCGTAGAGCGGAGAACGGCTAATGTGGAATCCTTTCCGAAGAAAAGAGGGGCAAGTCAAAAATCTACAGCAGCCTGTTGTCAACCGCGGGGGCTGGACACCGATGTTCAGTTATGTCCACGAACCCTACGCCGGGGCCTGGCAGCAGAATATGGAAATTAAGCCCAAAACGGTTCTCTCCTATTATGCTGTGTTTTCCTGCATATCTCTGATCGCAAGTGATATCGCTAAAATGCCTCCGCGCCTGATGAAACAGGATTCAAATGGCGTTCGGAGGGAAATTAAAACCGGAAAGATAGCCTCGCTGTATTCCAGGCCAAATGCCTTTCAGAACCGCATCCAGTTCTTTGAGCACTGGCTGAATTCCAAGCTGTGCGAAGGTAATACCGTTGCGCTCAAGATCCGGAACAATCGCGGCGAGATAACCGAGCTGAGGCTGCTGGACTGGAACAAGGTTACGCCGCTGGTAGCTGATGATGGCTCTGTCTTCTACCAGATCAATCCGGATAACATGGCCGGTATTGAATCATCTGTGACTGTACCGGCACGAGAGGTTATTCACGATCGGTTCAACTGTCTGTTCCATCCCCTTATTGGTCTTTCCCCGATTTATGCTGCTGGTCTGGCTGCAATGCAGGGTCACCATATTCAGGAAAGCTCAGCGTACTTTTTCCGCAATGGCGGGAAACCCAGCGGTGTTATCGAGGTTCCGGGCTCGATTACGGAAGAGAACGCCAGGAAGATCAAAGAAAACTGGGACACTGGTTATACCGGGGAAAATGCGGGTAAAACCGCCATTCTGAGCAATGGTGCGAAATATGTTCCCCGGACGGTCTCAGCTGCTGATGCACAAACTGTCGAACAGCTTCGCATGACCGCGCAGATTGTCTGTTCAGTATTTCACGTGCCTGCTTATAAGGTTGGCATCGGTGAACTGCCAACGCATGACAACATCGAGGCGCAGGATCAGCAGTATTACTCACAGTGTCTTCAGTCACTGATTGAGTCCATCGAATTGCTGCTGGATGAAGCGTTTGAACTTGAGGGTGATACAGGGACTGAGTTTGATGTTAATGCGCTGCTGCGTATGGACAGCGAACGCCGTATCAAATCACTCGGCGAGGGTGTGAAAAATACCATTCTGACGCCAAATGAGGCGCGACGGAGTGAAAACCTTCCGCCCTTACCCGGCGGCGACGCACTGTATCTTCAGCAGCAGAACTTCAGTCTTGAAGCGCTGGCGCGCCGTGATGCTTCGGATGACCCGTTTGCCAAATCCGGCGCCGGCAGCCGTACCACATCTGACGATGCGAACGGGAAATCCATGTCGGAATCTGAACTGACAGCGGCAAAAGCCATGCTGAGAGGATTGTTAACCAAATGAATGAACGTGAACTTTCCCTTATCAGGGCTCTTGGAGAGGAATTTTCCCTTGCGCTTGGCGAGCTTCGTGAGTCTTTCAGAAAAAGCCTCAGTGACTATCAGCAGACAACGGAAGAGCACCTTACCAGGCTCTCTCTTGAGGTTGCGTCCCTGAAGGATACACCGGCACCTGACTTTACCAAGCTGCTGGCTGATGCAGTGGCATCCCTTCCGGTTCCTGAGACTCCTGAATTGCCGGATATCGGCGCTATGGTCAGCGAAGCGGTCGCTGCTATCCCGGCACCGCAGGACGGTAAAAGTGTCACGGTCGACGATATTACCCCCGTTTTACAGGAACTGGTCAGCAATGCCGTGGCAGAGATACCTGTACCAAAGGACGGTAAAGACTTTGATCCCGCCATGCTTAAACAGGCAGTTGAAGAAGCTGTCAGCGAGGCGGTAGCCGCCATCCCGGTACCGCGTGACGGTAAAAGTGTCACGACTGAAGACGTCCAGCCGATGATTCAGGAGCTGGTTTCCGCATCCATGCCGGAGCTGCCAGATGTGAAATCGTTGGTTAATGAGGCGATTGCAGCTCTGCCCGCAGCAGAGCCGGGTAAAGATGGAGAAAATGGCCGGGACGCCCTGTCGCTGGAGATTCTACCTTTCATTGATGAGGGGAAAAGCTACCCACGTGGCAGCTATG